TGTTACTCCATTTCAGTTTTTTGAGCGTAATCATTATAAGTTCCTACTATGTCAGCTACTTTGTTATCTGGTATTTCTAGAATATAAGTTAGATACTCTACTAGTTCTTCTTCTATGGTCATATCTTTATCAATAACCAAAGATGCTTCTGAGTTACGCTTTATTACCTTTTTATCAAGTAATTCTGAGTTTTCTACAGAGGCCAATTCTTGTATATCACCCTCTATTTCATAAATAGTATGATGATAGTCAGTAGGTATCATATCTTCTGGGTTTGTGACTGTTTTACGAATAAGCTGAGGAAGATCAAAAGGCTCCCATATCCAGCTCCAATCTTTTTCATTAATAAACAGACACCCCGTTGAGACCTCTTTTCTATGAAAGGAAGTAGTCATCGGGCTCCCAGGGTACACTATGTTTCTTTGAGTATTGCTGTGAGCATGAAGGTCACCTGCAAACACTACTGGAAATTCTGAAAATCTATCTAAATCTACCTCTGGCTTTACATGCGGAGGAATCTCCCCTCTAACATGAGTAAACAAAGGCTGAGAAGTGTTGAAACGCTCAATACTCTCTTTTCTGTGCAAATCTGCATAAGGAAGTACACCAAACCCTACGTCTTCATCAATGTAAGAAACATCAACTATATGAATCAGAGGGTTAATATCCCTACTGACTTGCTTTAGCTGACTGAAAAATGTTTTATTCTTCTTTGTTGCTTCATGATTTCCGTCGTAAATTATGGTGGGAACTTTAACATTCCGAATAAACGAAAAGTAAAGTTCCAGCTCTTCCATACTAGGCAGACGATCAAACAAGTCTCCCCCAATAATATGGGAGTCACACTGCTTGCAATAGCTATGCACTTGATCAAAGAACATATTATAGCGATTTAATGCCCACTCTCGTGGCACATTCTTTTGTCCTAGCTTAATATGCCAGTCTGCCGTAAATAAAATCATCCGATTTTGAACTCTTCTTCAATGCTTTCATCAATCTCGTTAGCTGCGCCTGCATTATCACGGACGCGATCCAGTAACTCTTTCTGAGCATCTGGAGTTGGGCGAGGCATAACTTCGTCCATAGACTTGAGATCAGCAATCAAAGAAAGTTCATCATCTTCCAAAGCACGAGGCTTGCACTTCAATGCTTGTAGCTGGTACTCTACATTGTAAGGCAGAGGTCCAGTTTTTACTCGCTTGAAGCAAACATCCCAACCAGTTTCAGGATCAGTAGGATCACCTAAGTCTTCTGCAGCAGTAATAATTTGCTCCCACAGCTTCTTCTTTAGGTTTACAACTTTGATCTGGCCGTTGTCGATACACTGAGTAGCATAGCTCCAGCCGCACTTGAGGTCGGGATAGTACTCACGAACCCAGTCTTTCTCCATGTTATTGAACGTTTCTTTGTTTCGGTCGAAAGACAGACATTCAAGAGGAATATTCTTATCATTCTCACCTTTTACCCAGTACACATATCGTGCAAGGATATCCCCTACTAGGCGGAATTTGTTATCTCCATCAGTATACTGAAAGCTGCTGATAGAACTCTTTTGGGCAGAACCCTTTTGTTGGTTAAATGAAATAGCCATTTAATGTATCTCCATATTGTTGACTTCTTCGTAAAGAAAATGAACTTGGTCATCTTCTAGATAAAGTAGCCTATTGTTTTCTATAATTGATAGTCCTTGATCCCCGGGCATAAACACGAAGTCAAGGGTTATTTTTTGGTTGCTAATATAATCAGCGTGCGAACGCAAGGCAGCCAACGCAATGTATTGGGCTACTTCACGATACGTGTACTTATAAGAATGGTATAGAAGGACGTCAGGATGCAGCAGGAAGCTGCGCCCAGAAAAGTTTTTCTGCGAATATCCATAGATAGGGTCTTTGCGATTTCTGGGTATTTGTCTTTCGACAAGCATACGCAAAATGCGCATAATTTCCACGACGTTACCATCGCTCTCTATGTAGATTTTCGTCCAGTCAAATAAGAACATATATTATACTAAAATGTGAGGTTGAAGTCAAGAACTATTTTTTTATAGTTGCTTTATTGAATAACCCTGTTTCATATAATGACCCATCCTATTAGAAGCCTGCTTTTTAGCAGTATTCCCTTTTAAATGTATGTCTATTACTACAGGGTCTCTCTTGCCCTCTTCTTTTCGTATTACTCTGCCAATAAGCTGAGTAAGAAGAGGCTCATTGTTAATAGGAGTGCCTAGTATTAGGCAGCTCAGATTGTTTACCGAAATACCTTCCGAAAATATTGCTTGAGTACCAAAAAGAATGTCTTTTTTACCGCTTCTAATTTCAGACAAGTACGTTTCTCTATCCTCATGCGAAACCTCGCCCGTAACACAAATAGCGCGTTCACCTGCCAGTTCGGCGCATGCTTTCAAGAAGTGAACTCGATCGCTTACGACCAATACTTTGTGCCCTTTTGCGGCGTAGGCCGCAGCAGTCATGGCAATGGTATGTCGATATTCATCATTGTTTGCTAATTGTGTTACTCGGTTTGCCCAAGGAGTTCTATTCCCATCCATGAATCTTACTTCGGATCTTAGAATGTGAATAGTGGGTGGCATAAAGTTTTCTTTGGGTGGCTTAAATAGCGTATTACCAAAGTAATCTCTAAACACTACATGCTTACCATCTTTTCGCTCAATAGTACCTGACAAGCCTATCTTGTATCTAGCATAATTCGTGTCTATGATCTTCGAGAACGTCGGAGACGAGACATGATGCATTTCATCCAAGATAATTGTGCCAAATACTTTACGTATAGCGGGAAGATTGCGGTAAAGAGTTTGAGTGTTGCCAATAACCACAGGACCAGAAAGATCAAAGCTACCGCTTCCAATAATACTGGGGGTGATTCCATATACTTTCTCTACTTCCTTTGCCCACTGATTTCTCAGAGGAACAGTGTGGGTGACAACTAGGGTTTTTTGTCCCAGCTTTCCGGCTATAGCCAGACCTGTGAACGTTTTGCCCCAGCTGACCCACGCATTAATTATAGCGTTGTCTTCAATTTCATCAAAGACTGCTTGTTGACTCTCTCGTAAAGGAAATTTAAATTCCGGAAAGTCTTCAGGCACCTCTACTCGCTTATCAACAACTTCATATTCCTTCGGTATTAAATCTGTACGCCCCACCGGAATAGTAACTAGATTAGTCTTAACGCGAGACATATTCTTGATTACTAAAGGAGGATCTGTTGGATTATAGCTAGGAATTGTATAGGTTAACTCTTTATTCAAAAAGTCCTTGTACTCTTCCGTAACCTCTAGATATATTCTATTACTGATTACTGCTTTCATTCTCCTTCCATAATATTTACCATATGCTCAGCTATAGCTGCAAAATCTTCTACAGTGCGGCCTCTGGTTGTTTCTGCAGCTGTACCTATACGAATACCGCTTGTCTCTACAAAGCTACGAGGATCATTAGGTACTCCATTTTTATTGACAGTAATACCATTCTCTTCAAGCATATCAGCAGCCCGTATGCCACTTAAAGACTTATTGCTAAGGTCTAGCAGTAGTATATGACTATCTGTGCCTCCGCTGATAATGTTATAACCTTTCTCTGTAAAAACACTTGCCATAGCTTTAGCATTATCTAATACATCTTTGATATAGTCATCAAAAGAAGGATTAAGAGCTTCTTTATAGCACTGTGCTTTTGCAGCTATAATATTCATTAGCGGACCGCCTTGAGTACCAGGAAATATTGCACTATTAATTTTCTTTGTAAAATCAGAGTTATTCCACAGAATCATGCCGCCTCTTGGACCTCTAAGTGTTTTATGTGTTGTGCTTGTCACTACGTCAGCAAAGGGAAGAGGACTATCATATCCATTTCCCGCAATCAACCCACTGTAATGAGCCATATCACACATAAGAAAAGCATCTACTGTATCTGCTATTTCCCTAAACTTTGCCCAATCTATTTGTCGAGAGTATGCACTGGCTCCTGCAATAATTAGTTTTGGTTTTACTACTTTTGCCTGCTCCAGAATAGCATCATAATCTAGCCAACCCTCATCATTTACTCCATATGTGTGTGCTTCATACACTTTACCACTTAGAGTTGGAGGAGCGCCGTGACTAAGATGCCCGCCACTAGCCAAATCCATGCCAAGAATTCTATCCCCGGGTTTCAGAAAAGCCTGAAATACCGCAGTATTTGCATTGACCCCGCTATGGGGCTGTACATTTGCATAGCTACAATCATATAGCGCACAAACAGAATCAATTGCTAATTGCTCTATTTCGTCCATATGTTCGCAGCCATTGTAGTAGCGTTTTCCTGGGTACCCTTCCGCATATTTATTTGTAAAGATACTGCCGCAAAGTGCACGAACAGCTTCACTAGCAAAATTTTCACTAGCAATCAACTCAAGAGCACTCTCTTGTCTTTGAGTCTCTTTTTCAAGAATTGATAATATTGTTCTATCCATCTATAGTCCTAAATCTGTTTTTGCGGTTATATAACTTTTAACAAAGTCACTTCTTACAATATCTTTTATCTCGAAATCAATCAAGTCAAAAGATTCCATAGCTTTCAAAATTCTTACAAAATCTTTCAAGCCATTTTTATTTAGGTCAGACTGTCTAAAGTCACCACAAAAGATAACCCTACAGTTTTGTCCTACTCGAGTAATTATAGAATCAAGCTCATGAAATGTCATGTTCTGACACTCATCTATGATGATTACTGCATCTCTAAGAGTAACTCCTCGAATAAAGGAAGTTGTCATAAAATGAACTATCCCTTTTGTCTTTAGAATCTCATAGGCATCTCCTCTTTGAAATAGCTCTACAGCTATATCTTTATAAGGAGCTTCATAGATTGCGCTTTTTTCCTTTTCATTGCCGGGCAAGAAGCCAATATCTCTGGTAGGAACAGCACTTCTAATTAAGATTAATTTTTCATACTGACCTTTTACCATATCGTCAAAAGCTAGATAGCAGGAAATAAAAGTTTTTCCAGTTCCTGCGACCCCGTGGAGCAGCATGTGCTTTTCACTGTCAAATGCTATTAACTGATTCTGAGTTAGTGGTTCAATTTCTTGTAATACAAGACTTGCACCAGCAAGAGTTCTGTTTCGTTTTGCCATAGTTTATACTTTTCTTCGAGTGTCAGAGCATTTAGTCTCTGAGAACTCATATATCATCCAAGGTGCATCATTTAAGTACAGAACACCTGCCCACAACATTTCTGGAGCAGGGGGTCTAGGAACCCTCATAGGGTGTCCTATGCCATCAAGCCATAATACAGCAGCAGTGTCCTTTCTTTCAATCTTTTTAATTTTTTTATAAATAAGTTTGCAGTTTCTAGTTTTCTCATAGAGAAAGGGATTTCCTGCATTATCTATAAAAGTATTATTAGATTGTTTTAGTATTCCTACTAAACTATCCAAAGATTTGTTTAGTCTATACAAATTATTGAAAGGAGTTTGAAGCCTTCTCAAGCCTAGTGTGTCTCCTTTCATATTTTTATCGTCTAAGAGTAGTCCGTCTAGATAAAGCAACCCATCCTGGACATGCCAGTTGGAAGAACCCAGCCTAAAGACTGGGAACGTTACTTTAGCCAAGCGACTGTACGTAATCACCATATTGTTTCTCGAACTTACCTAGGGAATAATCCTCATGTACATCGAAATCACAGCCGACGGCAGCGCCTGGTATAGAAACTCCACGATCTAGCTGAATGTAGTGTCTTAATGCATCTGAGTACGCGTCTACTTCATCTTCTGGCACTTCTGCAAGGATTGAGTCATGCACAAGAGCGAAGATACGAGCTTTCATTTTGTTAGCCCGTATATGCTCGTGCATATCTATTGCACCTAGTAGATTAATGTCAGAAGCAGTTGACTGTACCAAGAAATTAAGACCAGAACGAACACTATGGCTCCGAATACCAGCATCTTCAGACGCGACATTTGGTAGTCGTCGCTTTCGTCCAAAATACGAATATACGAACCCATTTTGTTCAATAAACTTTTGATTGTCTTCAATCCACTTTTTAAGTTTGTGGAATTCTTTAAAATAGTCGTCAATAACTTCTTTAGCTTCTGATACACTGAAATAGGTTCCTGAGTCCTTAGTGACTTGTTCACTAATTTTCTTGGGGCCAGCACCATACATGATACCAAAAGTAACTGCTTTTGCCGCTTGTCTTTGAGTTGAATATAATTCTGCTACTTGATCTACTTCGCAAGGTAGTCTAAATACTTTATGAGCAATGCTACTATGAAAGTTTCCGCCGCTACGGAATACATCCATCAATGCTTTATCGTCCGCCAACTTGGCAGCAACGTATACCTCTGCTGTAGTTAAGTCCATTGCAACAATTTTATTGCCTGGTGCAGCTTTGATACATCCCTTGACAATAGGATTATCACGAGGAAGCTGTTGCATGTTTAACTTACCTGATGAAGAAAGACGTCCAGAAGTAGTACCATGTAGATTAAAATTAGTACGAAGTCGAGAGTCCCTGTCGAGTTGTGGGATAATCTTGTCGAGGTATGTGTTTTTGATCTTAGATTTCTGACGTATATTAAGAATGTGTTTAGGTACTTCATGTGTCTCACTTAGCTCCTGTAGCACTTCTGCATCTGTACTGTGTGCTCCCGTGCCTGTCTTTTTGCCTGTGGGCTGTAGACCAATATAATCGAATAATAAAGACCGCAGCTGTACTGTACTGTTTGGGTTGAAATCTTTGCCCTGAGCTTTCTCAAAGTCACGAATGGCATCCACCTTATACAGCTCTTGTATAGCTTCATCAATATCATTGAGCATTAGCT